CTCTGCTTATGTTCCTGCTGATGGTCACACGGATTTATGGACCGATCCTGGCGATCCTGGCGAACCTGTCCTCACTGCTGAATTTGAATGTGGTCACAAGTCGTATGCGTACCCTGCTCACTACTCCTGCGATGGACGGTGAAGGAAAAACGGTCCCGAACTGCGATATTGAGCTTTCCCATGTGACCTTTGCCTACAATCAGGAAGATGTCATCAAAGATGTTTCTTGTAAAATTCCCCAGGGGAGCGTGACTGCCCTTGTTGGCCCGTCCGGGTCCGGTAAAAGCACGATTTCCAAACTGATTGCCCGGTTTTGGGATGTTCAGCAGGGCAAGATCACCGTGGGCGGCAAAGACATTAAGAGTATGGAGCCGGAAAGTCTCATGTCTTATATGTCCTTCGTGTTCCAGGATGTGACCCTGTTCAATGATACGGTTATGAACAATATCCGTCTTGGCAATCCAAACGCAACGGACAATCAAGTAATTGCTGCGGCCAAAGCCGCCTATTGTGATGAATTTGTCCGGGAAATGCCGGACGGGTATCAGACGGTCCTCGGTGAGAACGGCAGCACTCTTTCCGGCGGTGAGCGCCAGCGTATTTCCATCGCCCGCGCATTGTTGAAAAATGCGCCCATTATTCTGCTTGACGAGGCAACAGCATCCCTTGACCCGGAAAATGAAGTCCTGGTTCAAAAGGCGATTGCCAAACTGGTGGAGGGTAAGACGGTCATTATGATTGCTCACCGGCTCCGTACAGTTGTAGATGCAGACCAAATCCTCGTCCTTGACAATGGACGGTTGGTAGAGCATGGAACCCACGATGAGCTGATGAAGAAGAACGGTCTGTATCATAAGCTGTTCCATATTCAGCAGGAAAGCCTTGGCTGGGCTGTCTAACCTCTTTAAGAAGGGAGGTCTTAATGAAACTTCATGCGTCCGGGGAGGACTATCTGGAAACCATCCTTGTTCTCCAAAAGAAACTCAGCATGGTACGCTCCGTGGATGTCGCTCGGCACCTGAAGGTGTCAAAGCCCAGCGTGTGCCATGCGGTGGCTACCTTGCGAGACGGCGGCTTTCTCACAATGGATGAAGATTACTTTCTCCATCTGACCGATATGGGTCGCGAAGTTGCTGAGAAAATTTACGAGCGGCACCAGTTTTTTACGATGCAGTTGATCACTGTGGGCGTAGACCCGGAAATCGCCGAATACGAAGCCTGCCTGATTGAACACGCCGTCAGTCAGGACAGCTTCGAAAAAATCAGGGATGCGCACAAACAGGAAAAATAGAATAAAAGTTGCCCGTCGTTCCAACTGCGCGGACAAAAGCAGCCAGCGGGTTAAGATTGTGCGTCTATGCCCGCTGGCTATTCTATAAGTCAAAGCGGCTATCCGCATGGATGGTCGCTTTTACTCACCGTTTTTCAACTTCTCTGCGCTTTGGCACAATGCAATATACCGCTCCGCTTCTGCATCACTCTTTCCGGCAAAGAAATCTGCCACAACTTTTGGAATTTCACGCGGTTTTTCGTCGTGAAACACCACGGCGTCAAGGCTGATTCTCATCTCCTTGGAAATGAGAGCCACGGTTTCAAACTTCGGATTGCTTTTGCAGTTTTCAATCTCAATAATCGTGCGCGTACACATGTTCAGTTTTTCAGCCAGTCCACGCTGTGTTATCTTCTGCTGGATTCGCTTCTCCCGAAGTTTGAGGGCAAAAAGGTCAAGAAAGTTCATCAGAAATCACCTCTCCTATATTTTATGGTGAGTTCTAATTCATCTAAATATACACCCAACTCATGTCAAATGAGTTATACGTCACAAGTACGAAATATGTGAGGATGTCTTATGGGATTGACTGACAATAGGAGGTATCGCTAATGCGGCTATCCACCGCAAAGGAAGTGGATGCAGAACATCTCAAAAAGAAGCAGGTGTTGTAGAGACTTTTGCGAGCTGCACTCATCTATGTGAGTTGCAGCTCGTTTTCTGTGCATCACAGATTATCTGCGATATAGCTCCGCCCAATTATGAAATAGAATTGCAAGGCACTCGTTCAGGCTTTTATGCCTGTGCGGGTGCCTTTTTGTTTGCACTGTTTTTCTTCTCTGTGGGCTGCCGCTCCCCGCCGCCCTTCGTTCAGACCTTTTTACCCACTCGGATCTGAACGGAGGAACAAAATGTTTAATAGGAAAAGCATCTATGCGCTGAATAAGAAAGACCCCGATGCCATCGTTTATATGGACGCCAATGAAGTCATCGTCCGCCTGACCCGCGAGGACTTTGCCAGCGAGGAAGAATTTCTGAAATGGAAATCTTGGTCGGATGGAAACTACCACACTGAGGACAATCAGGATGTGGTAGAGGGGAAACACAATACGTCTATTGACGGCCTGTCCGAAGCCGCATTTTCCATTCCTGCCATTGATGTGGTTATGGAGCGCCAGCACGAGAAATCTGAGCGGCGCAGAGTGGCTTCCGCGATGGTTTCTCAGATCAGGGACAAGCTGACGGAAACACAGTTCCGCAGGCTTTGGATGTACTACGTTGACGGAATGACCGTTGATGAAATTGGGCGGATTGAGGGCATCAGACACCAGAACATTTCCAAAAGCATCGGCTCCGCAATGAAGAAAATCAAAAAATTTTTCCCGTAAGCTCAAAAACAGGGTGCAAAAATGCCCTAAAAAAGATGATAGGTGAAGGGACATTCTCCACGAAGCCTTTCGTTGAACGTTGAAAACTGAATAGACCATGATGCAGGCACAAAACCCGCGTGATAGCGGCATAAGGTGCGCCGCCACGACGATGGCTTCAAGGAGGTGATTCCGGAAAAGCCATCCGAGCGATCTACGCAGCCTTAGACCCGATTCGGCAAATCGGGCGCGATGACAGCGCGGCGGATAATGAAACTTGCTCACGCCCTCCCACAGACTTGAGGGGGAACCCTGCGGTATGCGCCAGCTCTTTGAGGCAGCGGTATCGTGGAGTTATGACAGCCCTGCCAAGGGCGGCCTGCATCATGCCCACTATCCGGGGCGCGTGGCAAATAGGATGGATCTTCTCAAATGGACAAGCAGAGCGGCTGCGCCGGTATTCGCCATTATGTTATGTGGCTCCAATTCTACCCGCGCAGCCGCCTCTCAAAGTCAGATACCATGCGCTGACGGCCTTTCCGTCAGCGCATTCATGTGACCTTGAGGAAACCCACCAAACCGAGAAAGGAGATCGCCATGATGCAGCCAACGCCAAACGAATCCCGAATCCACACGGATGAGCTGGTGGACATCCGGGAAGTATCTGTTGACAAAAATCTTCCCAAGGAAGAACGTATTGCCGCCTTTATCCGCCAGATCAAAAATCCTTACCGCTTCCGCTGCGGCGATTTCGTGGTAAACGCCTGCTTTGCCGGGAACGGTGTTACGTTAGAGGAATGTCTGCAAGGCATTTTGCGCTGAGCGACATCCTCGCTTTTTTCCGCAGAGAGTGCTATGATCGGTGTGGAAAAGGATGAGAACCAAATAGCCAGATAACCACTCTTTTCATGCGGGAGCAGTCCGGGAGAAAGGAGTGCTTTTTCATGCCCAAATACAAAGCCGCCGCTTATATCCGCCTGTCCTACACCGACGATCATTCCAGCGAAAGCGACAGCGTTTCCAATCAGCGCAAGCTCATTGAGAACTTTGTAGAGCGCAACCCGGATATTGAGGTCGTTTCCGAAAAGATCGACGATGGATACAGCGGCATTATCTTTGACCGCCCAGCCTTCAAGGAAATGATGCAAGATGTCACCGATGGCAACATCAACTGCGTCATTGTAAAAGACCTCTCCCGGCTGGGGCGCGAGTACATTGAAACCGGCCGCTATCTGCGCCGGGTATTTCCGGCCTATGGGGTGCGCTTCATTGCCATCACCGACAGCATCGACACCGCCCACGACAGCGGCGATGATCTGACCGTATCGGTCAAGAACATTATGAACGAAGCCTACTGCCGGGACATTTCCATCAAGACCCGTTCTTCTCTGGACGTGAAGCGGCGCAACGGCGATTTCGTCGGCGCGTTCCCGGTGTACGGCTACATGAAAGCCGAGGGCAACAAGAATTTACTTGTCCCTGACCCCTACGCCGCCCGCGTTGTCTGCGACATTTTTCGTATGCGGCTGGAGGGCGCAAGCGCCTCCAAAATCGCATCGGAGCTGAACCGGCTGGGTATTCTCTCCCCGCTGGCATACAAGAAGAACAATGGCCTGCCCTATGCGAAAAAGGGCTATGCGGACAAGGCTGACTGCAAGTGGTCGGCTACCACCATCATCCGCATCTTACAGGACGAAACCTATACCGGAACGCTGGTGCAGGGCAAGCAGGGTACGCCGCATTACAAGATCAAGCAGATGGAGCAGCGCCCCGCCTCCGAGTGGGTGCGTGTCCCGGATGCCCACGAAGCGCTGATCGCCCGTCAGGATTTTGAGCTGGTGCAGCGCATCAAGGGGCTGGATACCCGGACCTCTCCCAACGAGGACACGGTGTACCTCTTCTCCGGTATTCTGATCTGCGGGTGCTGCGGAAGCCGCATGACCCGCAAAACCAACCGTGCAAACGGCAAGGAGTACCACTACTATTATTGTCCTACCGGCAAGAAAAAGGGCTGCGCTCATCCGGTCATGCTGAAAGAAAGCAGCCTGATCGACTGTGTGCGGGACAGCCTGAAAGCCTATATCGGCAATATTGCTTCGCTGGAGGCGCTGCTGACCGGCATTGACCAGTCCAGCATCAATCAGGCACTTGCCAAGGAATACAGCGACCACATCACCGACAATGAGCGCCGGTTGGAGCAGGTGCTGGAGTTCAAAGCGCGGCTCTATGAAAGCCTTGTGGGAGGTATGCTTACCAAGGAAGAATACGCCTCCTACAAAGCCAAGTACACCAAGCAGGCCGAGGACATCCGTGAGAGCGTCCGCGTTCTCAAGGAAAAACTCACGGAGGTTTTGGAAAACCGGAGTGAGCGCAACCGCTGGATTTCACAGTTTACGCAGTTCTCCACGCTGGAAACCTTAGACCGCAGGGCGCTTATTCACATGGTACAGAGCATCCGCGTCCGTGGCAAAAAGGAGCTGGATATTACCTTTACCCATGAGGACGAATACAAAAAGGCGTTGCAGCTTCTGGCGCTGGCAGCGCAGCAGAAAGATTACAAACAGAGAAAGGTGGGCTGAGCATGGCGAGAAAAAGCAGAAAAGAAACGGCTGCGGTAGTCGTGCAGGAGGCCGACGCCACTTGCCGCGCCGCAATCTACGTCCGCCTTTCAGTGGAGGATACCCACACGCACAGCGTATCCATTGAAACCCAGCAGATGATTATTGCCCGCTATCTGGAGCAGTACCCGGAGATCAGCGTATACGATACCTATATCGACAACGGCGCGACCGGGACAAACTTCCACCGTCCGGGCTTTCAGCAGATGCTCTCGGATATTGAGGCCGGTCATGTAAACTGCGTGATTGTCAAAGACCTTTCCCGTTTGGGACGGAACACCATCGACACCGGCTATTACATCGAGCAGTATTTCCGCATCCGTAATATCCGCTTTATTGCGGTCAACGAAAACTTCGACACCGCCAACCCGGAAGATGCCCATTCCGGTATCATCATCCCGCTGCGGAACATGATAAACGAAGCCTACGCTTTGGACATTGGGCGCAAGATCAGGGCGCAGCAGCGGCAGGCCATGAAGGACGGAAAGTTCATCGGTGCGCGTACTCCCTACGGTTATCTGAAAGCCGAGGACGATTGTCACCAGCTTATCATCGACCCCGTTGCCGCCGTTGTGGTGCAGCGGATGTTCCGCTGGGCTTCCGAGGGCGCTGGCCTGAATACCATCGCCGTGCGGCTGAACGAGGCTGGCATCCTCACCCCCAGCCACTACAAGAAGATGCAGGGCAAAATCACTCATGAGAATTTGCTCGGCAGCGGCAAGTGGCAGACCCGAACGGTCGGCGTTATTCTCCGCTCCGAGGTCTACACCGGAGATCTCGTTCAGGGGCAGACCAAAACCGTGGATCACCGGCAGGTCAAGGCCGATGCCGAGGAATGGACGGTGGTGCGGGACACCCATGAGGCCATCATCAGCCGGGAACAGTTCGCGGCGGTGCAGGAAATTCTCAATCAGACCGCCAGCCGCGCCAAGGCGCGGCTGGTCAAAGCCTACACGCCGAATTTGTTCAAAGGCAAGGTGTTCTGCGCCCATTGCGGCGGCAGCCTGCACCGGCAGAGAAACATCCGTAAGAAGTCCGACGATGTGTACTTCTACCATTGTCTGAGCCAGAGCCGAATCAGCAAGGATGCCTGCCCCGGCGTGACCATCCGCGAGGATGCGCTGCTGGATATGCTGGCGGATATGCTTCAGGAAGCGCTCAACACCGCTTTGGGCGACTACCGCCTGTCGCTTGCGGAGCTGCCCCGGCAGGCCGCTGACCGCGCTGAGCTGCGGGAGAATATCACCAGCCGCAAGCAGGAAATCCAGCGGCTTCGCGGTATCGTGCGGAGCTTATATGAAAACCTCGTCCAAGGTGTTCTTACCAAGGATGAATACTTCGATTACAAGGAGAAGTACGAAAGCCGCATTGCCGACCTCGCCGTGGAAATGGAGCAGTTGGAGGACGGCCTGCGAACGATAGATACGCAGATTGAGCAGCACCGGGCGTTGGAACAGGACGCCGCACAAATCAAGACCGACCGTGCGCTGACCGGCGCTCTTATCGAGCGGCTGATTGACCGCATTGAGGTATCCCACGACAAGCAGATTACGGTGCGCTATCGCTTCCAGAGCGAGTTTGAAACCTATGCGGAGGTGCTGGAACAATGCAGAAATATGTAATCGCCCTCTACATCCGCCTCTCCATCGAGGATTACAAGTACGACAGCCTGAGCATTGAAAATCAGAGCCTTGTCCTCCACGAGTACGCGGCTTCCATGCCCGAAGCCCTGAACGCGGAGATTATGGAGTTCATCGACAATGGGTACAGCGGCACAAATTTTGAGCGTCCGCAGATACAGAAGCTCATTGAGCTGGTGCGGGCCAATCAGATCGACTGCATCATCGTCAAGGATTTTTCCCGCTTCGGGCGAAACAGCATTGAAACCGGCTACTTTATCGAGCGCGTGTTCCCACTGTTCCATACCCGCTTCATTTCCATCAGCGACGATTTTGACAGCAGCAAATTCAAGGGTGACACCGGCGGCATGGACGTAGCATTCAAGTATCTCATCAGCGAATATTACAGCCGCGATATGTCCATTAAAACCAAGAGCGCCAAGTACGCCAAGATGCAGCGCGGCGAGTATCAGAGCAAGATTTGTCCCTACGGCTACCGCAAAAGCGCCGATGGCAGAATGGAGCCTGACCCGGAGGCCGCTGCCATCGTGCAGCTTATCTTCCAGCTTGCCACCGAGGGGATCAACGCCACCGCCATCACGCGGGAGCTGTTCCGCAGAAGCATCCCCACTCCCGGCCAGTACAAAGCGGCGCACGGCAATCACACCCACGATATTTCCCGCTGTCACGGGATTTGGAGTACATCCACCATTCTCCGCATTTTGGAGGACGAACGCTACACCGGCGTGTATGTGATCGGCAAGCGGGCGGTTCTCGAAGTAGGCGGCAACAGAAGCCGCCTAAAGGACAGAGAATCATGGTACATCATCCCCGACCATCACCCGGCCATCATAGAGAAAGCCGTGTTTGATACCGTGCAGGCCAGCCAGCTCCGCTTTTCCCAGCCAAACAAGAAAAAGCGGGACTACCCGCTGAAAGGCAAAGCCTTCTGTGGCTGCTGCGGTCATGCGCTGTCCCGCACCATGCAGAAAACCTCATATTATCACTGCCGCCATTCCGAGGCGGACGTAGAAAGCCGCTGCCACAAGATGCGTCTGAACGCCGCAGAGCTGGAGCAGGCGGTATTCCTGACGCTGAAAAAGCAGATGGAAGCCGCCGCACCGCTTGCCCCTGACGGTACGCTCCGGGTAGATGCTTCCGTACCGGAACGCACCGAATATGAGCAGCAGATCGAGGCACTGCAAGACGGTAAGCGCGCCTTGTATGAACGCTATCTCATGGGTGAGATCGACCTGAACACCTACAAAGCAGAAAAGGCTGCGTGTGACGAGCTGCTGCTGAAAACAAAAAACGCCTATGCCGCAGTATTGGCACAGGCGAAGCAGAAGCAGGACGAACAGGCACGGCAGGACAGCCGAAAGGAAGCGTCCAAGGCGATTTTTGATGCGGACGCACTGACCACCGAGCTGGCCGAGCTGCTGATCGACCGGGTGCTGGTGTACCCCGATAAGCGCATTGAGATCGCATATAAAATCCAAGACATTTTCGCTTGAGGTGGCAGTCATGAAAATCGCTTTCTATTGCAGAGTGGACGGACAGGGCTTTGGCTTTGTCCTCCCCGAAGAAGCTGACAAGCTCCGCGAGTTTTTCGCCGAGCATCAGGATAAGCCTGCGCTTGAAAATCCATCAAGCGCAAGCTAAAAATTTTTGTCGTGTGCTTGACATACGGGTGGCGCAGGTCATGAAAGCGGATGCGGGGCAGTCCCGCCCGTTTCAGCACCCGCTGGAGCATGTGCAACACGCTGTCCGGTGACATGGGGCCTCCGCTTGGCGATGGGAATACCCACTCGCTGTTGCCCGTTTTTCTTTTTTGCTGCATCAGAACGTCTATCGCATCCGCCGACAGGGGCAGTGTGCGGTAGGCGTTTTTCGTTTTCAGTGGGGCTTCGACTACTTTGCCATTCTGCCGAGAGATGGCTCTCTGAATTTTCAGTGCTCCGTGCTGGAAGTCCACATCCGTCCACTTTAATCCCAGCAGTTCCCCACGGCGTAGTCCTGTGGCGAGGTCGAGGTAGTAGAGCTCGTACACGCCGCTGTCCCTGGCCTCCTGGAAGAAGGCGCTGAGTTGGTCGGCGGTCAGCGTTTTCATCTCCTTGTGTTCGACTTTCGGCAGGGCGCAGCCCTGTGTCGGATTGCGGGTTACCAACTTCTGCTCCATGGCGAGATTGTACGCCGAACCGATCATCTGGTTGATATTTCGCACCGTCTTGGGCGCCAGACCTTTCGGCTTTTTCTTGGCTTCGATGCGGTCTACTCGCCCGCCGTCCAGCAGGTGCTTGTAGAACCGCTGCAAGTCCAGAGAGGTCAAATCTGCCAGCGGAATGCCGCCGATCTGCGGTTTGATGTGGTTTTTCAGAAAACCTTGGCTGGTCTTGAACGTGGACGGTCTGAGTTTCACCTTGGCGTAGTTCTCCATCCAGACCTCCAGCCATGTTCCCACCGTGTAGGTCTTGGCCCGCCCATAGTCGATGCCGATGTTTTCCTCGATTGCCTTTTTCAGCTTTTCCTTGACTTCCGCTTGCGTCTTACCAAGGACGTTCTTGATGATGGCTTTTCCTGTCTCTGGATCGTGACCGACGGTGTACCGCCCCTCCCAACGTCCGTCTTTTCGTTTTCGGATGTTCCCCTCGCCGTTTGCTCGTCTTTTCGGCATAAAATCAGCCTCCTTTGCCAACGAACAATACCGTAACCAAGGGGACAAAGCTACCGAAAAGCGGAACTGTTATCAGAAAGTTATCATTTGCACCTCGGAGCCGCGCCGCCTTATCTTT